ATTATATAAACCTGTAACATAGTCCCATGCTGCAAAGATTTTATCTTTCCACCAAAGTATTCCATATGCTAGGGCATCAACAAGATTATTATATAAACCAACAACATAGTCCCATCCTTCGGTAATCCAATCCACCCATATTAGAATTCCGTCTGCTAAAAGACTAGTCAGATTATCCCAAGCCTTGTAAATTGCATTCCATGTTTCCTCGATAAGTTCTCCCCAAAAAGTCAATGCTTCCATGATGTCATCTAGAATGAAACCTTTCATTAAAGCAAACACTTCTAGAATAGAATTAAAGAAATTCCTAATAGTAGTAAATACATTCGTAATAATCACCATTATCTTATCTTGAACCGTATTAATTCCGTTCGTCATACCATCAATGAAGGATGATATCTCGCCAAACACAAATGTAATACCATTAAAGATATACATCAACCCTTTAAAAACAAGACCAATCGACTTAAATACTAGTGAGATAATAAACGCAACATTTTTCAACAATGGGGATATTACGAATTCCCACAAAACTTTAATAGTTTCGTAAATAACTTTAAACAGTATTCTCAATACAAAGGTAAATGGCTTGAAGTAAAAGGCAACAAAGGACAAAAGTATTGATACTAGACCTGTAAGCATATTTCCCAACGAAGAAAGTGCAGCACCAATTGGTTGCAGCGCATCTTTATACAAAGAGTCTAGTACTGGTGCCAGTAAATCATTCCAAATGCCCATGACTATTACCATTACGGATTGGAAAATATCATTTATGGCTAAGAAAACATCGTTGAACACACTAAAAAGAGCATCAAGAGGTTTGGATAACATCTGAAACATTTTATCAAAATCCAAGACAAAATCCGAAAGACCAAAAGTAAAGAATGCAGCAAAGCCCTTAATAAAGCCTACAAATATTGCTTTAAAGGCTCCTTTGATATCACCTTTCATTAGCAGTCCAAATGCAGCAATTACAGTTTGAATTGCTGTAGGTATGACAGCAAGGAAAGGAAGTATCTTTCCAATCTTTGCTCCAATTTCAAAGGCTTCTAGGAAAATGGTTCCTGCTTTATTACCAAATGCCTTTTCAATGAACCCTAATGCTTTGTTCATAAATGGGCCGGTTTCATTGAAGAAATTTGCTATTTTACCAAAGAAATTAGCAGGCCCTTGAAGATTTAATCCCACCTTTGATAGAAGAAAAGTAATTGGCTTAAATAGCGTCCCAAGATTGCTCATGAGTTTAGGAAGAGCAGTAGAGAGTGTTCCGAACAAAAGTCCAGCAACCTCAGCAAAGACATTCCCAAACACACGATAGAACGACCTGAATCCTTTATACACATTAACATACATCTTCTGAAACAACTTGCCAGACATAAGATCGTCTCTTGATCGGTCAAGATTGGTGACAATTGCACCTAATGACTTATTAAAAGCAGTCATAGCATTTATGGACTGCTTTTTTTCCTTTTTTTCCTTTTTATCGTCATCCTTTTTGTCCCCATCAGGTTTAAGTTCGTTTGCTCCTCCTGAGCCTCCTACCTTTGCCTCTCTCTTTGCTTCTGCCGCATCTTGAAGTGCTTTTTTGCCGGTATCTGCAATATTATCTAAACTTTCTGTCGCTGTTTTTAGATGATCGTTGCTTTCTTTCTGACTTTTCACAAGTTCTTTAATAGACTCACCAGTGGTATTAGAAGTTTCCGCAATCTTTCCAAGAGTTTTATCCTGCTCGCCTATCTTTTGGGCAACAGTTTTAAATCCCTCCGTAGATTGGTTGGGATTGCTTGCGTTTGGATTGGTTATGTCTTCTGCCATCTATTTTCCTTAACAGGCTTATCCGTTTCTCATTGAAGCCTGTTCTTGATCCATTTTTTCCTTTTGCTCCTTCACATAGTTAATCAATAACCCGATGTAAATTTGTCGTTCCCACGGAATCATATTTTCAATTTCCGTGAGACTAAAATTATGATCTTTTAGCATAATAAAATTAGTCTGCATTTGATTCGCCAACGAATCATGCAGCATCATCAAGTAAAAAAATCTTGAACACCTCTTACCGTAAGAATATTTTCCTCTCCACATTTGGTACAGGTAAACTTAATATCGTGTTTCAATGATGGCATATCTTGGAAAAAGTTTGCTATCTGTTGAAACATTCCTTGCGAAAGATTTTCTATGAATTCCATTACCTCTTCCCGCGAGAAGTTTTTTGTATTGTATATTTTCTCTCCATCATAAATGACATCAATACAAGACGCTATTAACTGCATTGATCGTTCTGCGTTCTTCAAAACATTTGTAGTATCTTCTTTGTTTTTGGATTCAACATTGTCATCGTCCGACATAATCGGATACCGCATAACAACACCCATAGTATCGGTTAACTTTACGGTATTGCTGTGTCCCTCTGTCTGAACTACATTGATTTTGGTTAGATCTACTTCTATTTGGTTTGCTGTTTCGCATTTATTGCACTTAAAACTCGGAGAAACAGTTTCACCGACTGACTTGATTCTAAGTTGAAGCATGATGTATTCGATATCAAACGGAGGAGACTTTTCGACATCCATTTCTCCAAAGGTGCAGTCCGCAATTACAGTTTTGCTTGCAGCCTGAATTTGAGCAGAATCTTTAGTTTCCATAGCCAATAGAAGAACCTTCTCTTCTTTGACTAAGAATGGACGATATTTAATTTTTTTGCCTGAAGAAGGTAGTTTCAATTCATAGGTTGGTGTAGTAATAATAGGTATAGCCATAGTAATCTCCTTGGATACTTGTATTTATATGCAATTAGGCAGCAAAATTACCAGGCAACTGTTGTGTCGTATTGAAGTTGTTCCCGCCACCGCCACCTGCACCGCCGCCACCAAGACCACCACCTACGCCCCCACCACCACCTTGAAATGGTGGTGATGCTGAACTATAGTTGACTACATTACCTTGATCGGCAATAGGCGTACCATCGGCGGGTACATTCATATGATCCAACACTCTTGCGTTCTGTTCGGCTTCGCCAACAATTGGAGAAGTCTGTACTTGTTTTAGCGATCCGAAGTCTGCGATTGGATCTGGATTATTCTTATAGTAATCATCCATCATCTCTTCTGCACGGATGTCCGCATTAATGGAACTTAAGGATTTCAATGCATCTGAGACTCTTTGGTCGTATGTGGTAATATCTACTGCTTCTCTAAATCCAAAAGATACGGATGTAAACATCGGGTTACCCGATACAGTCCACTCAATCGTACTATTGACAGTCATTGATCTTGGGTAGATTTCTGTATACCGAATTCCTCTGAGTTTGTTCGCCTGATAGGCACTCACTACCTGATCGATAGTTTTCATTGAATTTGGAACAAAGATAAGAGTAATTTTGGAATTCTTAGCAAAGTCATCATAGAAACTCACATATCTGGTTACAGGATCTACGATTCCGTCTAACCATTTCTGCATAAATCCAAATTCTGCCATATCATTAGAACAATAGAATTGAATAGTCAGGTTATCATCAAAAGTTGCTGTGTAAGGAATAGTTCGCTTTGGGCCGCCAATATCTCGTTCAAGAGTCGAAAACATCTTACTTGGAATATTTACGCTGAATGCACGAAGAGTTAATTGCCTATCCATTTGAGATGATCTGAATGCAAAATTTTCATCAAGCCAAGGACTTTCTATGAATACAAGAAAGCGTTGAGATAGCGCAAACCCTTTTGTACCTGCGTCCGACAAAAAATCACCATACAACGAAGTTTGATTAAACTGCGTTGCTCCCACATTAGGGGGAAAGAATGATGATCGGTAACTAGGGAATAGAGTTAGTGCGGTTTCGACTGATGTCATTAGATTTTCCTTCTGGATTCTTTCCAGACACTTTCCTTAACTTCTTTTTGGAATCGTTCAAGTGGTAAAAACAGCATGAACTTCCAATAAATCGGGGGGATCTCTGTTATCTTGGTTACTATATTTTTGTAGTAGTATCGCTTGATTGTTGGTTTGTAATAGGAATTCTTTGCTATTTTGATATTCGCATAAGATACATTGAGATAGGCATCGGGATTTTTGTCAAATTTTGTATCGTTTACATACCGAACCAATTTATTAAAGAACATCTGGCGATCTATTGGATACAGATAATGAAAATTTAGTCCTATGAATCCATTTTCAGTATAATCCAACAGCAATATCATAGGAAACGAGTCATAGTAAGGCAGTTCATTCTTAGTTTTAGGATTATATCCAAAAAGATATAGTTTTCCTGGCGTAAACTGTACAATTGAACCTTCTGTTCCTGATGTATTAATAATACTTAGCGGATTGACCGTACCGATATTTGTTAGGTTCTTTCGCAGCCATTCGGTAGCCTTGGGGGAAGTTACATTTATTCCCTCGGCAAACATCTTCCTTAGAACTTGGATTGCATCTTTTTGGCTCATTTTTTGGCTCCGAAAATGTCATCCTCTGTGAGAATTTGAAACTTCCACTTGCGATCCGCGCAAAACTCCCGCGCAGCCTCCCATTTGGCACTATTGACCATCCAATCCCTAACTTCGGTTAGTTTTCCTCTACTCACCCGCGCACCCACGCCTGAGGGCATTGTGGGCTGTATGGTCTTCTTTTTTGGCTTAATTTCAATCAGGGTGTTCTCCTCCACCCCTTCCTTAGTCTTGGTCTTGATCCAAAAGTCTACAAAATAGCGATGTATCTTATTATCAAACGGAGATCGATACGGAATCACTACCTCCTCAGATGACCATCCCACCACATTGGGATTATTATCACAGAAAACCATGAACCGCCTTTCCCATAGCGACCGATAGACACAGTTCTTCGGATCACCGCTATATTTGTGCGGATTAGATGGGGTATAGAAACCTTTGTAACTGCCTTTAGAAATAGGAGTTCTCCTCAATTTTGTATTTAGCAGATTACACTAAATAACAATAATAGGAGACCAAACTTGGAATCATCCAACTTTATCCAACGGTTATACGGAAACGGAAGAGCCTTTAAGGGGACATCAGACGGTGAAGCAGATCGTGATATGAGTCGATCATCTGCGGTACCTTATTCTCCTGAAGAGAAATCTTTCTATAGATATCCCTTTGATTTGGGCGATAGCCCCGAACATCAAAACTTTATGGTAATTGACATATTTGAAAATAAGGGACATGGGCTTCACGGGGAGCATAGTACAAAACCCATATTTGCTTCGGAAGCGCAATCCAAATCTGCCTTATCCAAGAAAGCCGCATCTGTAATAGGTGCCGCCAAAACCCTATTACCAGAGGCAATAGCAATCGCTGGTTTACTTGGTGGAAAAGACTTTTTCGATCCAGTAAAAGGGGGAAATGTCGGAAAAGTACTGAAAGGTGCAAATTTTATTACCTCGGGAATTGCCAAAGATACATTGTCACAAGTAATAAAGGCAGGAGGGCAAAATTTTGAGACTCTTGGAAAAGGAGAAGAGGGATTTGTTCAAGAGGCTCTTGGAATTGCAGGATCCATGAAACGAGCAAATAAGACAATCTGTCTGTATATGCCAGGAAACGGTATTGAGACTTCGTATAAAGCAACTTACAAAGAGGCTGATTTTACAAAGATTGGTCAAATGTCAACTCTGGTTCAGGGTGGAGTAAAGAATCTCGCAAGTATGGCTACCAATGGTGGTATGGATGAGTCTACAAAGGCAGCATCGGAAGCCATAAGCAAGCAAATGGCTATGAATGTAGTCAAAGAACTTGGCGAAAAACTTGACACACTTGGAGATAATATGGGACTTGAAGGCAAGACTAATCTTGAGCAATTAGTCGAAGCAGGTCAGCATAGGAAGGCAAAAAATCCATTTATGCTGCAACTGTTTGAAAGTGTTGATAGAAGATCCTTCACATATGCCTTTGAATTTATGCCAAGAAGCCAAAAAGAAGTCGAAGAAGTATATGCAATTATACGAACACTCAAGAGATATGCTCTTCCATCTCGCGCTCTTGGTGGTCGTTTCTTAGACTTTCCCGCAGAATTCAGAGTAACCTATGTCAACACAGATAGAGAAAATCTTTATCTGTTTAGAATTGCTCGTTGTGCGCTGACAGACATTACGGTGAAGTATGGAACCAATCCCTTTACCACATTTAAGCCAGATGAGGTAGGCGCAGCACCAACTAAGATTGAATTGTCTATTGGTTTCAGTGAACTCGAAATCCTTACACAGGAAAGAATAGATCAAGGCTTCTAACCTATGCCATACTTTACATACTTTCCATCTATTTCGTATATAAACGATCCTACTGATTTTACCAAAGTAATTACAGTCAAGGATATTACTGTTCGTGCAAAAATCAATGAGTATTTCAAGAATTCAGCATTGACCTCGTTGCCCTATGAAATTCAAGATGGCGAACGACCAGAGACCCTCTCTCACAGAATATATGATCGTACCGATTTGCATTGGACAATCTTGATGTTCAATGAAATTCATGATCCAATATTTGAATGGCCTTTATCTTCTGCTGAACTTGAAAGTAAATTACAGGCAAAGTACAAAGGTTATGCGTTGTACTATCCTGATTCAGCAAGAATTCCAAATACATTTCAGTTGCAGGATACCACCGTGCTTAAAGGTGCAACCACAATAAGTCAGATATTGACTGATGGTACTACGATTACTGCAAACATAATCAATTGGGATCCAACTTATAACTGTATAGTAATAGGTGGAGAACAGGCTTCATTGTTTGATTCTACTATTGATTCTCCGCTTTCAACTGATGATTTTGCTCGCATTTATATTGATGGGGATACCTCAAAGTTGTTTGCATTCTCAAAGATAGTTCCCCATGAATATGGAGTCAATCATTTTGAAGATAGTGATGGTAATGTTCTTGATCCACGAAACGGTCCTCCGAGTGATCCATTAAATCCATCATCAGTTCTCAATCGATATGTTTCTGGCATTGAATTTGTTGAAACACTTGCCATATCAAATAGAACGCAGGAATTCAAAGATAACGACAAGAAGCGTTCTATTCGAGTAATTAAGCCAGATTTCATGAGTTCAATTGTTACTCAATTCCGATCCTTGTTTGAATAAAAATGGCAATACCTAATTTCAAAATTCTCAATCCTGGTGATGTACTCATTGATTCTATTACTATTGAATCAGCAGCAGGTGCAATACTTGATGTTCGTTCGCAGTTTATTTCCATGAACATCTACGAGGATATCTTTGCAAACGGACTGTCGGGATTTATAGTCTTAGTTGATGCTTTGAATTTGTCTCGATATCTGCAAATCACAGGACGAGAAAAACTAAAGATTACTTTTGCTACGCCAGGAGAAGATACTCAAAACACATTTCTTACTAAGGAATTTGTTATTTACAAGGTAGCAAGTGAAGTAAAGATGCAAGGAGATGGAAGTACACTCATCCGTCTTGAATTTGTATCTCCTACGGTATATCAGAATTCTCAATTAAGAATATCAAGAGCATTTAATGATATGCCGTATAGTGACATGGTAGTAGCAATCATGCAAGATACTTTTGGTGTACCAGTCAACGCTTGCCCTACATTAGGAAATAGAAACATTATCGTACCCAATTGGAATCCAATGTATACGGTTAGTTGGCTTGCTAAAAGATCTTCAGCAGAAGTTATGCCAGAAGCCTGTGACTATGTCTTCTTTGAAAGTCTAGATGGTCAATATCAATTTGTGCCTCTTTCTTTCTTGAAAAAACAGGAAAGTGTTGTTAAGTATCACCATACTCCTACTTCTAGAAATCCTGAAACTGCTGAGATATTTCTCAAGAAAGAATTCTACAACATATTGTCTTTCAGTATAGGTGGTCGAGGAGACAAGATGCGAGAAGTAGTTTCTGGTGTGTATGGAAACAATGCAATGGCACTTGATATTGTAGGTAAGCAAGCAGAAACCGAAGTCTATACCTATTTTACTCATCGTGATCGAATTCCAACGATATCCAAGTATCCTCTTGTGTCGAAACTATCGGATACCTATAGTGAAAATGTCACGGCATATCAGAAGTATTATCCAAAACATTCATACAAGTACGATACGGTGCAAGATAACGATGAACTGCACATCGTATCTACTCGCCGTCAATCGCAAATGAATCAATTTAGGACAAATACTTTAACAGTTGTTATCAATGGTGATTCTCGGCGTAGAGTTGGTGAGATTGTGTCTGTTGATATTCCAAGCACAGAAGATCCTAA